CGAGCCACTGAAATACAAGAACAATTAGATAATTTAGAAGATTACGTTGTTAAAGTGAAAGATGCAAGTGATGAAGGAATTACAAAGATTCAGATTGAAACAAAAAAAGGGTTGGACAAACTTAATCAACAACATAGTAAAAGTGTAAAAGACGTCGAGGAATTTCTTAACGCGGCTAAAAATACAATTCAAAATCTTTATGAAGAATATGACAACGAAATTGACACAAAAGGAAGTCAATATTTGAAAGATTTAAGAATCGAAGTTAGGAATATTGAAAATATATTAAGTCAAGAGGGATACGTCACAATTGATGAACATCGTAAAATCATTACTGAAATACAAGAAAAGTTACCTGAATCTTCAGATTGGATCGAATATGATTTAATTAATGGAGCTATAAAAAATAGGCATTATAAAGCTGAAGGACAAAATGGTTTTAATTGCGCTTATAAAACTATTCAACATCAAGACTACAAGGAAGTGATTTTAAGAATTAACGCTGACAATTTCAAAAGTGGAACTGCTATAGCGAAGTTACCGAGTGAATTAATTACAAGTACGCAAACTGCGTTCCTAAGAACGGTGCCTGTTAAAGCTTGTGGTGCTCAATTAACCATTGAACCTAATGGAGATGTTAAAGTTTATATTTCTCAGAGCGATCAGTGGTCAGTAAGTCGTGAAGCTTATATTTACGGAGAAATTAGAATGATAGATAAAGGAGGTGAATAATGTGATGGATACTTATAAATCTATGACTGAACTTGTGAGGAATGAAAAAGATTGGATGATTGAGACGCAAGATAGAAATAGTAAATCACTTATAACTGCTATACACGGAGGTGGTATAGAGTGTGGTACTTCTGAATTAGCGTTATTGGTTGCAGAATTATCGAATGCAAACTACTTCACTTTTAAAGGGTTAAAACCGAAAAACAATAGGACTCTACACGTCACTTCAACAAATTATGATAACCCCAATTTACTATATTGGAATCAATTTATGAATGTAACGATAGCCATACATGGTTATTCAAGCAATCAAGCAAATAGTTATATTGGTGGATTGGATGAAAGACTTATATCACTTATTACTCACAATTTAAAAGTTTCAGGTTTTAATGTGGAAGCCGCTCCTGAAAGAATTGCTGGTAAAGAAATTAATAATATAACTAACAAAAACGCCTGTGGAATGGGTGTACAGATTGAAATATCAACTCAGCAAAGAAAAGAATTTTTTAGTCGAAACGATTTTAGTCAAAAGAATAGAGAAAATACAAATAATTGGACAGAAGACATGTGTTACTATGCTAATGCTATCTGCGCTGCAATTAATGATAGAAAGTGGGTAGAAAGATGAAGAAAACACACCGTATGACTGAAATGGAATATATTAATGTTATTTCTTTATTATTTATTGGAACAATAGCTATGGCTCGAGGTTCTTTTTTTATATTTGCTTCTGAAATTCAAGTCGATAAAAGCCCATTGTATAGTAGTATTAATGAAATAATCCCCTTAAGTATTTGGGGGATTCCATTCTTTATAGGAGGATTATGTTTAGCAATTGCAGCTATGGCTTTACCTTATAGAAATATTAACAAAGTTTATAGTATTACTCTTATTTTAGGAGGGATTATTTGTTCTGTTTTTTTCTTTGTAATTACGTTAGCTGGTATTAGTGATTCTTTAAATTGGATGTCACCTCTTATTTATTTTTTAACTACTTTAACGTGTGGTGGTTATGCTTACTTTGGAGTGTTGCATTATGCCAAACAATGAATTACCCCAAAGTTATTATGACGATAGGGACGCTATTCATAAAAGGATAAGAGAAGTCGATGAAAAACATACAAACAATTATAACAATTTAAGTGTGTTATTAGCAGAATTTAAACCTACACTTAATCAAATGGTCGAGGCAACTAAAGAGATGAGTACTGAACAGAAAAAAACAAACCAACAAATTATAGAACAAGGCCAACGATTGTCTATTGTCGAAAAAGATGCTCAAATGTTTAGGAAACATTTAAGTCAAGAAGAACAAGAAGCAAAAGAGAAAGGTAAAGAAAATAAAGAGTTTATTTTAAAAGCTACCGGTATATTTGTTGGTGGAGGTGGTGTGGCTTGGCTTATCCACCCATTGTTCGACTTTTTAAAAAATGTGATTAATTAAAGTGGTATTTAAAGAAAAAATCATAGTAAGGCATATATAATTTTAAAATCTTTCAACTTTGTAAGTTTAAGATGTCATTTTGTAAGAATAGATAAAAGCAATTTTCATCAGAATCTTCTACAATTAAACTGTAATTAAATTGAAGGAGAGTTCACTAATGAGAGATTTGAAAATTTTATTAATTCCTATAATAGTCATTATATTATTAGTAATGGGATTACTTTTCGGATTGAGAATTTACGGTGATCATCATCCAAATAATGAAAATGTAAAAGATTTGAATATGAAGAACCCTCTTGAGCCGACAAAAGAATATTATGTAAAAACTACTAAACCAGTAAAAGAAAAGCCTAAAGAAGAGGCAGATCAAACTCATGAATACGAAACAATAGGTTATGATAAAAAAGGTAACAGTAAAAAAATTAAATATGTAGGAATGAAAAGACTAAAACTCAATCACTATTTAAAAATTAAACAAAAATTAGATACAGTTAAAAGTTATGAAGAAGTTAAAAAAGATGACATTCCTAAAGAAGCACGTAAACATTTAAATTAATATATTAGAGTCTGGGACATAAATCCTAGGCTCTTTTATTTTACTATAAAGGAGATGTAACCTTTGAAAGTTAATTGGACTACACGTTTAAAAAACGGAACAACACTCACAGCTTTAGTTGGTGCTGTATTATTATTTGCTAAACAAGTAACCGAAGCATTTGGTATAGATATATCAAGTCAACTTGAAACAATCAGTAGTATTCTGGGGAGTATTATTACAATACTTGTAGCTCTAGGTGTTGTTACAAACCCTAACACTAAAGGATTTACTGATGCTGGTATTGACCTAGAACTAAATAAACCGCGCAATCAAGAAACCCATCCTGTACAGTTTAAAAGTGAGTCAGGCGCAGTGAAACCTGAAGTTTTCGACACTAACGAACCGTTTACTGATGATTCTGATGAAGAGGAATTCGAATTTAACAATGGTGGAGGAGGAGCCCCAGATGAAAACACAATCTCAAATCAATAAACGTTTAAGAGATTATAAAAACGGTGTAGTAGATAGTCCATACAGAGTTAAACGTTGGACGAGTTATGACGCTTCCTTTGGTACTATGGAACCAGGTTGTATTGATAAAGACCGTGCTTATCACGCACAGTGTATGGACTTGGCGATAGATTATGTAATGTGGTTAACTGATAATCAAACAGAAATGTGGGGCGATGCTAAAAGCTCTATAATAAACAAATTCCCTAAAGGGTGGAAGATTGTAGAAAACAAACCGTCAACGATACCCAAAAAAGGTTGGATAGCTGTATATACAGCTGGAACCTATTCACGTTATGGGCATATAGGTATAGTATATGATGGTGGTAATACGAACTCCTTCCAAATACTTGAACAAAATTGGAATGGCTGGGCTAATAAAAAGCCTAGCTTACGATGGGATAACTATTATGGTTTAACACACTTTATTGTTCCGCCTGTAGCGAAAGAAATAGAAGAACCTAAAAAAGATGCAAAATCAGCTCCTAAACAGTCAGTTAAGGAAAATAGTAGCATCAAAGTTAACACTAATCATATAAAAGGTTGGACTATGACTAAAAGAGGTCGTAAACCTAAAGCTGTAGTTATTCATAACGATGCTGGTACAATGAATTCAAAACAATACTATAACGATCTAGTAAACGCTGATTACAGGAGATTAGCAAGAGGTATAGCTCACGCATATGCTGATAGAAACGGTATTTGGGAAGCTATATCAGAAGATAGAATTGCTTGGCATGTTTCTGATGGCGTTCAACCGGGTTCAGGTAATTTTGAAACTTATGGAATTGAAGTTAATCAATCATTGTACGTAAGCGATAAAAATTTCCTTAAAAATGAACAAACAGCTCTTAAATTCGCAGCGCATAAACTTAAAAAGTGGGGGTTACCAGCTAACAGAAATACTGTTCGTTTACACAACGAATTTAGTTATACAGCTTGTCCTCATCGTTCAGCTAAATTGCATACTGGTATTGATCCAACAAAACAAGCATGGACTAAGGCAACACAACTTAAGTTAAAAGATTACTTCATTAAACAAATTAGGGCATATATGAAAGGCAGTACACCTAAAGTTACTACAGTTAAAAACAAACCTGGCAGTGCTTCCACTCCAGCTAATAGACGAGATATGAACGGTTGGAAAATCAATAAGTATGGAACTTATTACAAATCAGAAATAGCTCGCTTTACGCCAAACACTCCTATTAAAACTCATTATGTTGGACCGTTTAGAAGTTGTCCTGTGAGCGGTGTATTACAGCCAGGTCAAACAATAAAATATGACACTGTATGTAAACAAGACGGTCACGTTTGGGTGAGTTATACAGCTTATAATGGTAATAATGTTTGGTTAGCTGTGAGAACATGGAATAAAACAAATGATAGTTTAGGAAAATTGTGGGGTACAATCAATTAATCTGTTATAATACAATTACCACGTCATTATACAAGGGTAGTTGCTATGGCTACCCTCTTATAAATTACAATTAATTATGTCTATAATATGAAGATGTTAGATTGATATTAAAAAAACATGGTTTAACACTACATTGGTTACACGGTCTGTGCTATAATTAAATTACATACAATTTAATTTTTTATACTCCTTTATAATTTTTTTGCTACCACGCTCTTTATGAGCGTGGTTATTTTTGCGAACGCAACAATTTCTGTCACAACTATGTTATAATTAATTTGCTAGTCATTTCACAGAAGGGTAGTCTTAATGGCTATCCTTTTTTATGTGAAATCTAATATAAAGATATTATTTTTAGTTAACCATTTACTTTATATTCTTTAATGTGCTAATTTATATATATACAATTTAACTTTTCTCTCATCTCAGTTTTTCATGTATTTATTTACTAACCACGTTCTTTATGAGCGTGGTAATTTTTTGTGTGCACGTGTCAAATACGTGTCAAAATAGTTATACTTATTTAGGTCTAGTCAGAAAATAAATCTCTAAAAATACTGTATTTAAGCCTTTTTACAGTTGTTTAGAAAATTAAATTTATCCCTCCGTTTCCGTACTATACCGTTGATATGACGGGCTTTCGATAGAGTAAGTGTCAAATAAGTGTCAAGAGAATATTTCTCTAACACGTTGGCCTTGCTCTTTTTTATGTTCTTCTAATAAATGTGAATACGTGTCTAACGTTTGTGATATAGTAGCGTGACCTAAACGTTTACTTATATACTCGATTGGTATGCCTTTAGATAGTAAGTAAGATGTGTGCGTATGTCTGAGTGAATAGGGAGTTATATTATTATCGTTTAATCCTATCACTTCTTTTGCTTTTCTAAATGCTTTACCTACTGATGTATGACTAACAGAGAATAACTTGCCATCAATTCTACGCGGCATTTTAGCTAATTTTGAATTTATGTGTATGATATCTTTTGAATTAACTTCTACATCACGTTTTGAATTCTTTGTTTTCGTTCCAGGCAAATGAATTATGCCATTCGCTTTGTTTAGATCTTTGTAAGTCATATTGATGACATCGCTATATCTTGCGCCAGTAATGCCTAATAGATATAGCAAAACATAACTTTCTTCATCTCTTTTCTTGAAATAATCTAGCAAGTTTAAATAGTCTTTTATCGTAATAAACTTAAATTTCTCATCTTTAGCTTTTTCAGTCCCTTTGATATTTACATTATAAGTAGGGTCTTTCTTCAAATAGCCATCGTATAACGCGTCTCTAATACATCTAGCAAGACAACCGTGAACTTTTCTTACTGTTTCATCAGTGTGACCTTGTGCGTATTGATTTAAAAACTTTTGATACTCAATACGTGTGATATTTTTAACTAACATATTTTCTCCGAAATACTCACTGAATAATTTAATCGATCTTTCATACCAGTAGAATTGTTTGCTAGACAACTGTTTCTTGTTCTTAATTTTTATCCAGTCATCGTAGTAGTCGATGAATTTTTTATTATCTTCAATGTTGTTGCCATCTTCTAAATCTCTAATTAATTGTTGTGCTGCATTAGTAGCCTCAGCTTTTGTTTTAAAACCAGATTTACGTTTTTTACCAGACTTCAAACTAGGGTGTTTAACATCATATTGCCATGATGAACTTGTCTTATTTTTGCGTTTTGTTACTGTAAATGTTGCCATTTTCCGTGTTCCTCCTTAAAAAAGTAAAAAATAATAAGGGTAGGCATGCTACCCGTAAAATTATTCTTGAAATAATACTCGATGTAACTTATAATGTATTTAAGATAACTCGAGAAGGATTAGCTCTGGGTCCCCGAATGGGGGTAGGCGAAAGCTGAGAATTCCTATGACCCTGGGGTTATCTTTTTTTATTTGCTTTTTTTATGTTATTAATTATATTTGGATCATTTTTTATTTCTTTAACTATAAAATCTACAATTTGTTGAGAATACCTAGTTAGATTTGCAAAATGATATGCATATTTATCGTCAAATTTTAAATTGTAGAATTTTATTATTAAACTTAAAGTATACTGATTAAATTCATTTTTATCGTTAGCTTTATCGTAATAATTGAATTTTAAGTTTTTGGCTTTTAACTGTTTGTTAACACCTTTAATTACATTGTTAAAACTTAATCTGTATTTATCGTTAGGATCTTTTAACTCTTTTAAAATTTTAGCGTTATTTTCTGAACCACTTGAAACATTTACTGAAAAATCAGCGTTTTTAGGATTTTTTGTAATAATTATTGTGTTTTGTAAAGGAATAACTAATGAATTAGAACTATTTGTTTCTTGCGCAACTTCTAAATCATTTTTTTGAGTTATTAACTTTTCGGCAATGGTTGGTGAATATTTCCCACGTATTTCATCATTGTTTAATATATCCATATTTACAGACAAACTTAAAAAATTTTGAGGTATTTTTCTAGTTATATCTATGTCATGAAATTTTTGTAGTTGTTCCGAAAAATTTAAAATATTAGCTTGAAAAAAAGGAGCATAAACAGTTTCATAATCCTCTGTAACTAAATGAGTGCTAATATTTCTCAAGTCTATAATCTTTTCTAAGTTTATTCTTAATGGTTGATTTTTATCAGTATAGATAATTTTAATCACATCAGATAAATTCAAAGTCCTGTTTGGGTTATCTGAATAATAAATAGAAATATCGTCTTTCAATAATTTAGCTTTTAACATTAACTCCCAAGCATTACATATAAAGAATGAGAAACCTTCAATTCTATATTTAATTGTAGGTTTATTATACAATTCCAAACCCATAATAAATGCTTCTTGACATTTAAGTAACAAACGCTCTTTCAAATTTTCTCTCTCCATACCTCAACCTCCTTTATTTATGTTGAAAAAGTAGAACACAATTAATCAATCAACCTTATTTCATCTTCATCGTAAGCATCAACAGAATGAGAAAGGTAAGCATGTGTTTTTAAAATTAATTTATTGGGATTAGTTTTAAATTCTAGTTCATGAATATTAAATTGGAAATGTTCAATTTCTTTGGTATTTTCACATATACTACGGTCTACGTGTAAAGTGAATGTTTGTAATTCATTATCTAAAATAGGAAATTGACTTCGCTCATCGGGATTATCATATCTTTCAATTAATGTAAGCTCAATCTGGTTAATAGTTTGTTCAGATGCGGCGCTTTCTATTATGACACTTCCTTCTAAAATACCTTTACTATGAACTTGTTGTGTTTTTAACACAGTCTTTATTTTTAATGATTCTATACCTATTGAAGTTAATAGTTTTTCGAACATACTTACATCCTCCTTTGTTTATGTTAAAGAGCCACTAGAATGGTAAAATAATTAATCTGTGAAATATTATTTTAGCGCTTTTTCAATTTTTTCACCCTTAACTCTACCTTTATCATCCACTTCAGTTTTAGGATCTTTCTTTTTCTTTGTACTATCTTCCACATCTTTAGTGTCACATGCGCCTAAAATTAAAGCACCGCTAAAAATTAAAGCTAAAAACTTTTTTATTATTTTGCACTCCTTATATATCAAAAGTATAGGGTAGGCGAGCTACCCGATAATTTACTCTTCAAATAATAATTAATGTAACTTATAATATAATTAAGATAACTCAAGAAGGATTAACGCTGGGTCCCGAAAAGGGGTAGGTGCATATGCACTGAGCATTCCTATGTGCCTGGGGTTATCTTTTTTACTTCTTAAACTATCCACAAATTTAGTTAGATTTTAAAAATTCTTTATCAATAATTTCATTAGTAATTCTTTCCATATGTTCTTTAGTCATATCCTTGTTTTCACCACTTTGCATACCATGTTCATTTGCTATTTTGTCGTTGTATTTGTCTAGTGGGTAAACAGTAAAATCATATCTAGAATCTTTATTGCCTGGTATTCTTTCTTTATAGTAATTTACTAAGGATTTCCAATGAACATTTTTAATCACAATTTTCTGTCCTTTTTTTGTTATATCGAAGTTTATGCTACCACAAAGATTATTACTTTCATTACCAGTGTTTTGACCATTTAAAAAATTACCTAATGAGTAAATTACCAGTGTTTTGTGATTATTTTTACCTTTTACCCATTTTACCGGTTGGATTACATGAGGATGCATACCTATTACTGCATCGACATTCGAATTTGCGAATATTTTAGCATATCTTTCTTGTTTTTTATTTGGATAATGATGACTTTCTTGTCCCCAATGAGTTGAAACGATGACAGCATCACTATATTTTTTAGCGTATTTGACGTCTCGCTTTATTTTATTTTCATTCAAATAATTAATTTGATATTTATTTTCTGGTTTAAGTCCATTAGTACCAAATGTATAATTAAGTATTGCTATCTTTATTCCATTTTTATTTATAATTTGAAGTTTCTCATTATCTTTTTTAGACTTGTATACACCAGTGAACATAACTCCTTTTTCTTTATACTTTTCCCATAGATTAACTCTATGATTAACGCCATGTGTACCTTTATCGAGAGCATGATTATTTGATCCGTTAATTAAATTAAATCCTGATTCAACCAAATATTTCGACAAATCGCTAGGAGTATTAAACCTTTTAAAACCTGAATAAGGTATATCATCCCCTCCCATTGGTGATTCTTGGTTGATGTAAGCAATATCAAATTTTTTTATATAAGGTTTAACGTTTTTATACATTGGTGAAAAATCATAGTCATTGTGATGAGTTTTTGCATCGTTATAAACAACTGGATGAATTAAATTATCTCCAACTGCAACAAAAGAAACTTTTTCATGATTAAAGTGGGTGTCAATTTCAGCAAATATTATAGTCATAACTGCTAATAGGCTAAAAAAAATTATAGCTATTATTTTTTTCAATTTTACAACCTCCTTTATTCATCCAACCCGATACTAGTGACGGGGTTAATTAATATGGTGTAACTTGTACACTCTCAACGGCTCAAACGTAATAGAGTAATCGCCGTAGTGAGTTCCAATACCGTGTTTATTTTTGTAATGTTCCAATATTTCTAATACGTGCTCTTCACTTAATTGAACATATTCAGCTAATTCATATAAGTTACTTACACCGTAATGATGAGCCTCTACGATGATACGTAAGGGCAGTGCTGCCTCATATCCGTGACGTCTCGCGTAGTTTTCAAACTTGCGGTTAATCCATTTAGACTGGTCTAATATATTCCCGTATGTAAGTTTGTGGTGTGCAAGTTCTTCGTATAACACTTCAGCTTTTCGTGTTTCGGGTAAGTTTTTATCTATAAGTATTACACCATCTTTATAAAAACCACTATATCCGTTAGGTAATGAATGAGTATCCCTTATTTTAATGTGTTCATTTTCTGATAGTAATTGCTCATAACGTGACAATAAAACCAATCCCTTTATTTGTCTTCACTTTTAAATCTATCTATTAAACTCATAATATAGTCAACATCTTCTTGTTTTAATTCGCCTTCAAGGTGTGCTGCTAGAGTTTGAGGTTCTTCGATTTTCATTTCTTTTCTTCCGCTTAGCTCATCTAAAGAAACATTAAAATAATCAGAAAGAGCACTAGCATGTTCCATTGAAGGGCTAGTTATACCTTTTTCCCATCTATCTATTGATGCTTTTGAAAATTTAACTTCATATATTGCATTAAGTCTGTCGCTTAATTCTTTCAATGATAAGTTACGTGATTTTCTTAATTTACTTAGGTTGTCTGAAAAATTTGTCATTTTATTACTCCTCGTTTGTAATTTACAAACTTATTATATAAGTTTGTTCTCAAATGTGCAACACATTTTACAAATTTATTTCTCAAAAATGAAATTTATTTGTTGACATCGAAATATATGCCCTGTATAGTGATTAGTGTAATCTCATAAATGAGACGAAAGGGGTGATAACAGCATGAATAAAAAGAGATATCAATATTTAAGAAATTTCATTGATGCTAGTCAGTATTCTCATAAAGATGTAGCTAATATGATAGGCATGAACCCAGCTCGCTTTAGTCAAAAGATTAATAGAAACAAAAGTAATTTTACGATAGATGAGGCGAGTGCAATATGTGAAGTTTTAGACATTAGTATGGATGAATATTTTTTTAATCAAAACGTCTCAAAAATGAAACGAGAGGCGCAAACAACTCAATAAGGAATATAGCAGAAAGGAGCATAAACAATATGCAAGATTTACAAACTAAACCGAACATCGGAGAAATGTTCAATATTCAAGAAAAAGAAGACGGAGAAATCGCAATCAGTGGTCGAGAACTTCATCAAGCATTAGAAGTTAAAACAAGGTATAACGATTGGTTTGAAAGAATGATTAATTACGGTTTTGAAGAAAACGCTGATTATACAGCTCTTACTCAAAAAAGAGTAACAGCTCAAGGTAACGCAATTAACTATTTCGACCACGCACTAACGCTAGATACCGCAAAAGAAATCGCAATGATCCAACGTAGTGAACCTGGTAAACGTGCAAGACAATATTTCATTCAAGTAGAAAAAGCATGGAATAGTCCAGAAATGATTATGAAACGTGCATTAAAAATGGCTAATAACACAATTAACCAACTGGAAACGCAAATTGAGAAAGATAAACCTAAAGTATTGTTCGCAGACGCAGTAGCTACAACAAAAACTTCTATCTTAGTGGGTGAGTTGGCGAAAATCATTAAACAGAATGGTGTCAACATCGGACAACGAAGATTGTTTGAATGGTTACGACAAAACGGTTTCTTAATTAAACGTCAAGGTGTCGACTACAACATGCCGACACAATACTCAATGGAACGTGAGTTGTTCGAAATTAAGGAAACATCAATCACACATTCAGATGGTCATACATCAATTAGTAAGACACCTAAAGTAACAGGTAAAGGACAACAATACTTTATTAATAAATTTTTAGCGGAAGAACTTTAATACCCACAATCGAACAAACAATTTAAGGAGGAGGAAATGGAATGAACATTCAAGAGGCGACTAAATTAGCTATGAAAAATGGTAAACCGATTTATCGCTCGTCTGAATTTGACACATTTAAAAAACCGGGTGACAACTTAGAACTTTTACCTACAAACAGTTATGGATATGTAGTCGTGAAACCAAGACAAAAAGCCTTCTATCCATTATGGCAACCAATGGCAGAAGACTTATTAGCAGATGATTGGGAAGTAGTGGGGCTAAAAAAGAATTAACTTTTTCAATTCGTTAATCCTTTTTAATACTTTATTTAGATTCTTCGTGTAGCGATTTTGCATCTCAGCTATAGCTGATGGTTCAAGTATAAATTCTGGGTAGCCATCCATTGTTGATTTCGGTGTATTTAAATAACCGTAGCTTGAAAGTTCCTTTAAAGCTAAATGAAAATCTTCAGAATCTATTCCAATAAAGTAATTATCGCGAACACTATGTTCATCTTCAAAATACCTTGCTTCACTTTTATTTTTACCATCTTGAAGATCGTCTTCATAACAACGATAAAGTTGAAGCAAAACGAACTCAGCTTCATTAGTAAGCACAACATCACCTCCCTTCATAAAGGGATAACAACATTATACACGAAAGGAATGATTTTCATGGAATACATTGGGTTCGCAGACGCCAAAGAATTCGTAAAAGTAAGTGGCATTTCTAAAAATGATTTAGAAAAGCACGTTTATAGCAACAAGGAGTTTCAAGAACAATGTATGTACCGATTTGGTAAGAATCATAAACGTTACATCAAGATTAGACCAGCAATTGACTTTATAGAACAAAATTTAATGATGTCAGAAACGGCACTTTAGAGGAGGCAAAACAAAATGAACAAACTACAACTCATTAAAATAGCACTCCTAACAGCACTTTTGGTAGAGGAAGTTAGGAATGCTATGGGTGAAACTAAATACAATTACGATTCTATTAATGGCAAATGGAAAAGAAAAGGAAAGGCTCAAAAATTTTCTTAATCAAATATATTCTTATTTATAAAATCCCATTGATGTTCAGTTAGCCAACCACTTTTATTGTTAACAATTTCAGCAATAAATATTGAATCACTATTGTCAATGTATGGCATAAGTTTATCAATAATTTCTGATGGAGTATAAGTAGAACGAAATACAAAGGTAGAATCCCAATAATTACACCAACCACTGGATACTTCATCTTTAATAACATCCCTGAAATCTTCGTAACGTTGACCTGGTGAATTCAAATCATACGTTAACATATAAGGTTTAAACATAATTCTCACCATCCTTTCACATTAGATAAAAGGATTATAGCACGAAAATATGGAGCAAAACTTAATTAAATCAGAAAGGAGGGAAACCAATGAAATCACACGATAAAGCATTCTTAATATCGTTACTGTCATGGATTGTACTATCACTAGCACTCACGATAATTGGTGTCTACTTCACAACTGCAGTTGGTATCGCAGTATTAATCAGCATCGCAGTATTTGTATTTTTCGAATATGAATTTTTTCAAATAAAAAAGACTGAAACTTGCGCCAACAAGTAACAGTCACTCACGAAATATAACTAACATAAATATACGAAATATAACGGAGGTAGTCAATTATGACTATAAAGTTTAAACCAATTCAAAGTATTTATCTAGAACTGGTTCATGAATACTTTAAATCTAATCAAAAGTGTGACTTAGGTTTATCTCGTACTTTTGATGACGAACTCATTATCGAGTTCTTACACTATCACGATCATTATAAAACAAATAATAAACTGATACAGATTTTTGAATCTAAACCAGAAAGCCACAAAAGATTAAAGAATTTAGTCATTGAAGTAATGCGTGGCCAAAGAAAAATCAAAAAAGGAGCCTAACAATGAATTTAACTATTAACAAACTGACAATCGAAAACTTTGCAGGCTTTAAGAAACAAACATTTGAATTTAATGGCCAAGATGCAAGATTGTACGGAGCTAACGGCACAGGTAAGACTACTACAGCAACTGCACTACAGTGGTTGTTATTTGATAAAGGTTTAGATGGCTCAACGAAGTCATTTAATCCAGTACCGTTAAAACAAAATAACGAAGAAGATTATGAACTTATTCCAACAGTTGAAGTTGAATTAAATAAAGATGCCAAAACTTTAAAAATCAGAAAAGAAAGCCATCCAAAATACACTAAAAACCAAAGTAATAATCGCAAAGAATATAGTCGTTCTAGAACAAAGAAACAGTATATCAATGATGAAAGTTTAAAAGTAAAAGATTTCCAAAGTCGTATCGCTGAACTGGTAGATGAAGATGTATTTAAACTCATTACTAATCCTGCAGCATTTAATGACTTGGAATGGAAGAAACAACGTGAATTGTTATTTGAAATTGCAGACCAAATTAATGATGAAGATATCATCAAAACGAATAAGGATTTTAAGGATTTAAAAGATATCTTAGGTGATCATGATATCGAAGTAAAAACAAAAATCCTAAACGATAAGATTAAGCAAATTAGAAAAGACATTGAAGATATACCAGTCAGAATCAATCAAACTGAAAGCAATAAACAAGATGTCCCTGAGCATGACGAAGAACGTTACAACACAGTTAAACAAAAAATTGAACAGTTAAGTAATGAGAGAGTTGATATTCAGAATGGTAAGTCTGAGATTGACCTTCGTAATCAACTTGCAGATAAACAAGCAGAACTGAAACGTCTTGAAGATAATCATGATGCTAACAATGAAAGTCGTATTCATTCAGCAACAAATGAACTGAGCGTAGAAAATGGTACAGTGGCCAACTTAGAAACGAAAATCAGAAACAACAAACAACAAATTGATTACGAATCAAAACGTCGTCAAGCATTGCTATCTGAGTATCATGATTTCAAAGAAAAAGAAGAAGAAGTTAGAGCAAGACAATTTCAACCTAGTACTGATAATGTTTGCTCTTGTTGTGGCCAAGCATTACCACCTGAACAAGTTGAAGAAGTAAATAAAAAAGCATTGGCCAAATTTAATAAACAACAATCTGAAGATTTAGAGAACCTAAAACAAAAGACTGAAAAGATACTTTCTGATGGCAAAGAAATCAAGCCACTAATCGAAAGATTAGAAAGTGAAAACAATGACTTACAAATTAAAGTCAATGAAGCTAATGAAAGAGTGCAACGTATTGAAAATCGAATTAATAAATTGAAAGCAGGAAATGTTGATATTACTCAAACAGATGAGTACAAATCAATTCTAAATGACATCAATGTAATCAATCAGAAACGTAAAGATATTAAAACTACTATTAGCGATAAAGTAGCCAAGATTGATGAACAAATTAATGAACTCACTCAAGAAAAAGTTGCATTTGAAAATGCTAAAGCGATTGAAAGTTCAAATGAACATTTGGATAAAGTCATTAAGGATTTACGCAGCGAAGAAAATCAACTACTTGATAAGAAAGAGGATTATGAACATCAACTTTATATCTTGAAAGAATTTACAACTACCAAAGTCAAAATGCTGACTGAAAATATTAATAAGAAATTCAAAATGGCTAACTTTAAGCTATTCAATCATCAAGTTAACGGTGAAATCAAAGAAACATGTGTCTGCACAGTTGAAGGCGTTGAATATAACGGTGGCCTTAACAACGCAGCAAGAATCAATGTTGGATTAGATGTTATTAACACATTATCCACACACTATGGAATCACTGCACCAATCTTCATAGATAACGCGGAAAGTGTGACAGATATTATTCCGACAGAAGCACAACAAATTCAATTAGTAGTAAGTGGCCAAGATAAAACATTAAGAATGGAGACGATTTAACATGACAAGTAATCAAGTACAACCAACAAACTTAAAAATGGTACAAGAAAGAATTGTTAATGAAAAAAACGTAACAGATGAAGTATTAAATAAAATTAACGTTTATCAAGCGCAAGGTAATTTATCGTTGCCTGCAGGATATTCAGCAGAGAACGCATTAAAAGAAGCATGGTTGGTAATTAGTCAAAATAGCAAATTAGCAAATTGCACTAAAGAAAGTATGGCACAAGCGCTATTAGGAATGGTTACGCAAGGTTTAAATCCAGCTAAGAATCAATGTTACTTCATTCCTTATGGTAACAAAATGCAAATTCAACGAAGTTATCACGGAAATATCATGATGCTAAAACGTGATGCAGGTGCAAAAGATGTAGTTGCTCAAATCATTTATAAAGGTGACTCATTCAAACAAGAGTTAGATGGCACTGGTCGTATTAAGGATATTAAACATGAACAAGATTTCTTTAATATCGACAAAGACAACATTGTGGGTGCTTATTGCACAATCGTTTTTGACGATGATCGAGATAACTATATCGAAATTATGAATATCGATCAAATTAAGCAAGCTTGGATGCAGTCATCAATGATTAAAGATGAACAAGCGCTTGAGAAATCAAAAACGCATAATAATTTCAAAGAAGAAATGGCCAAAAAAACAGTTATTAATCGTGCAGCTAAACGTTATATTAATAGCTCAACAGACGATAATTTACTCAAATTTGCGAGAGAGTCAGAAACTCGTCAACGTAAAGAAGTCCTCGATGCTGAAGTAGAAGAAAACGCAAACCAAGAAGAATTAGACTTTGAGCAACCCCAATATGAAGAAGCAGATTTCAAAGAAGTGGAAGAACCTGAAATAACTGATGTTAGTAATTTCGAAGAAGTGCCTCAACAAGAAGAAAATAAACAGGAAAGTGAGAAAGAACCATTTTAATCGAAACGTTAGCAACAGGGTCCAGTGGGAATTGCTATCATCTTACAGATGGTAGCACCTCACTTTTGCTTGAAGCTGGTATCAAATTTGAAAAGGTTCAAAAACACTTTAAAGGACGTACAAGAAAGATAAAAGGTTGCTTAATTACTCATGAACATGGAGACCACGCACAGTATGTAAAACAGTATTTAAGTGAAGGCATCAATTGCTATGTGACACTCGGCACACACAATGCAATAAACATTGAAAGTCATAGAATATACAACATTAAATCTAAACAAGAAATAAGAATTGGCACTTGGTCTATATTGCCTTTTGATATTGATCATGACGCTAATGAGCCTGTAGGTTTTTTATTGCAAAGCGTACATGGATACAAAGTCTTATACGTTACAGATACTAAGTATCTTAAATATAAATTTAAAGGGCTCACACACATGATGTTAGAAGTTAACTATGTCTATGAACAAATGCAGCAAAATATAAAAGATGGTGTTATACACAACGCATTAGCAAATAGAATAATGCAATCACACTTTAGCTTAGAACATGCTATTGGAATGTTAAAAGCGAATGATTTATCAAATTTAGAAGAAATACATTTAATTCATTTAAGTAGTAATAATGCAAATGCAGAACAAATCAAAACAAGTATTCAAGAAGTAACAGGCGTTCCTGTTTATATAGGAGGACTATAGATGATTAATAGAGTTGTATTAGTAGGTAGATTGACAAAAGATCCAGAGTTTAGAACAACGCCTAACGGTGTTGAAGTAACAAACTTCACACTAGCGATTAACCGTAATTTTACGAACGCTAATGGAGAACGAGAAGCAGATTTTATAAACGTTATAACTTTCAGAAAGCAAGCTGTAAACGTAAATGATTATTTATCTAAAGGAAAACTAGCAGGCGTTGATGGACGAATTCAATCACGCAGCTATGAAAATCAAGAAGGTCGTCGAATTTTTGTTACTGAAGTTGTCGCAGATAGTGTTCAATTTCTTGAACCTAAAAATGCAAATGGTAGTCAACAAAATGATTACTACCAACAACAATCAAAAGCTCAGAAAGGACAAAACAGACAACAAAGCAATGAACCGGTTGGAGATAACCCGTTTGCAAACGCTAATGGTCCAATTGATATTAGTGATGATGATTTACCATTTTAATTCAACCAATTTGAGAGTGAGGTGTTCATATGACTGGTTGGATAAAACTGCACAGAAAATTATTAGATTCACCTATTTTTCAGAACGAAAAGCTATTTAAAGTATTCGCGTATTGTTTAATGAAAGCCAGTCATAAAGAACATACGCAACTAGTAGGAAGACGTGTAGTTCATCTTCAAAAAGGCCAATTCGTCTTTGGTAGAAAGCGAGCAAGCGAAGAATTACGTCTTAAAGAATCCACCGTTAGAGACTACGTAAAGCTTTTAGAAAAGCTCGGAACTATCGACATAAAGTCCGACAACAAATTTTCTGTTATAACCGTTGTCAATTGGGCGATTTACCAAAACGACGAAAAAATTTCCGACAGCAAAAACGACAA